CGTCCAACGAAAGGCGCGTGGACTACGTGGGCTTCAAGCCATGGAACATCAACGGTGAGCCGGTGCCCGCAAGCGTCGAGAAAGGCTGCTTCGAGTTCTACGAGGTCAAGTCATGCATGGCTGACTTCACTAGCGGCAACGGACTGACGTTCTACGGCGATCAGAACTATCTGGTCTGCACGAAGGAACTGTGTGACGAGATCGTATGGCAGAAGATGGTGCCGCCGCGTGTGAACGCGATTCTGACACCGGATTCGACCGGCTCGAAACTGATTCTCGACTATGTGCAGTCCTACAACGACCTGTCATACCGGCGACGGCCCGCAAGCGAAATTCTCTGGGCAATGATCAAAGCGAACGGAAAGAGGACGAATTGAGCATCCTGCTGGACGAGGCCGACGCTTACGAGCGTGGCATGGATGATGATTTGACGTTTCAGACGGTTCGGGAGCTTGCCGGTGCAGCGTACATGGCCGGACGTTCCGCTCCACCAACTGATGCCGAGGTGGAGGCCGTGGCAAAACGCTTGCTATGGCGAAGCTGGTGGTCGTGGGATGGCATCGAAAGCGACTATGTGGCGAAGGACGAAGACGATGCGTGGGATTACGCCGGGGAAATCTGTGGCTATCGGGAAGACTTCATCGATCGGGCGAAGGAAGTACTCGAAGTGGAACGACATGCGGTGACGGAATGAGACGGGATTATGTGTACGGGTATCCCACCAAGGATGAAAGCTCAGTGCGATGCTTCGTCGCGGTATCCTGCGGTAGCGGATGCGATCATCCGCATCCGAAGGTCACATTCCACTCCGACCTGATGTACTGCGTGGACTGTCATAAATGGTTCCTACCCGTGTACGCCAGTGAAGTCGAGCTTTTCCATTGGAAACCATGCTCAGTCTTACGCGCGCGAATATTCCATCATCGGGCATACGAGAGAATCATCAAGCAAATCAAGGAGACGAAATGATAGGAAACAAGAATATTCAACGAGGGCTAATGGCCGTGCTTGTGTCCGTGACAATGGTTTTCCCACTGGCCGGATGCGGGAACGAAGCGGATGCTGACGATGCTGAGAACGGTAGCAACTGCATTGATGTGCGAGGCGACTTCACGGCCTATGAGTGCAGAATCGAGTTGCACGACGGCAGAACCGTTACATGCATCAACTTCAACACCTACAAGGGGGGAGGCGGTCTTTCCTGCGACTGGAACAATGCTAGCGGCAAGGACGGGGAGACGAAATAATGGAACATGAGCTAATCCCCGTATACACGAAGTTCAACGGTAACGGCGTGCGCGTGCAGAATGATTCAAAACTCATCGACTATCTGGATGATGGGTGGAAAATCATCAACGTCACGGCAGCGAATCCACTGGCATTGGACAATAATGAGGCCGTCGTGTTGTACGTGATCGAGAAGACTACTGCAAAATCATTGGAGCAAACGGAATGAATGAGCCTACCGCCGACGAGATCATGAAAATGTTCGCGGTTGACATAGCAGTTCTTCGTCGTGGTAGGCGCAAGCCGTCTGAGAAGCCGCCAGTCGGAAAGAAGAAGGCGAAAGCGTCGAAAAAGCCGGTCAAGCTTACTGCGGAACAGCTCGCACGGAAACGTGAGCACACGCGACAGTGGCGGATGGCCCACCGTGAGCAAGTCTTGGAATGCAACCGCCGATACAAGCTTGCGCATCGTCCGACATTCCACCATTTCAGCCGTGAGGAACAGGCAGCCTACGAACGCAACTACTACCTGCTTCATCCCGAGAAGAGAAAACGGAAGCGGGAGACTGTTTGAGACGGTGACATTCTCCCCCGCCTTATGAGAGGCGGGGGCTTCCTGCTCAAGAACCCCAATGGGTTCAGTATCGACAGGCTATCCCCACATGCCCTGTGGTTCGCGCGTTGTTTTACGAGTCGCGCCGCTCGACGATTCTTCTGGCTTCGTCCCGGATGTTCAGGGCGGCGTTCACGTCCCGGTCGTGCATGACTCCGCACTGCGGGCACGTCCATTCCCTGACGTCCAAGTCCTTGGTCTGCGGATTCCGGTAGCCGCAGTCGTGGCACAGTTGGCTCGACGGGAACCACCTGTCCACCCGTACCAGCCGTTTGCCTTGGCGGGCGAGCTTGTATTCCAACATGGTGCAGAACATGCCGTAGGCGTTGTCCAACGTGCTTTTCGCCAGTCCGCTTTTCGCTTTGCGTCCGTTGGACAGGAAATGTCCGGGATGGTCGGGGTCGGGTTTCGGCTTGGGTTTTGAGGTAATGCCTTTCAGGTTCAGCGTCTCAACGGCCACCATGTCGTAGGCTGCCGCAATCCCGTTGGCCTTCTTGTGCTGCCAGTCGCGCCGCTGGTCGGCGGTCTTCTCCGACAGTCGGGCCACCCGTTGTTTCTGCCTGTACCAGTTGGCGGAGCCTTCGACCATGCGGGAGAGTCTGCGCTGCTCCCGAGCGAGCTTGTCCTGCGTTTTCCGATAGTAGCCCGGATATTCCGCTTGCTTCCCGTCGCTGGAGACGTACAGTCCGTGCGAAGCGTAGTCCAATCCGACGATGCGCACGGGTTCCACCTGTTCGGGCGTTTGGGTCTCGCGCTCGAACAGGATGGTCGCCGTGTATCTGCCAGACGGTCGATGTTCGACGGTGACTGATTTCAGTTTCCAATCGTTGGGGATGTACTTGTGCTGGCGGACGGCGAGCCATCCGATTTTCGGTAGTTTCAGCCTCCTTGCCTTGTCGTCCAGTTTGATGTTGCCGCCGATGCGGTTGGTCGTATATGCGGCCTTCCCGTGTCGTTTCGACTTGTATCTGGGAAATCCTTTGCAGCCGTTGTCGAAGAACCTGCGGTACGCCTTCTCCAAGGCGAGTTGGGCGTTGCACAATGCCAGACTGTCCACCTCGCGCAGGAACGGGTACGTGTCTTTGTACAGGGCGGGCGTGGGGCGGCATGATTCCCATGTGGTCTGATAGTGGGCGATGCGGGTTTCGAGCATGAGGTTGTATACGAAGCGTGCGCAGCCGATGGTGCGGTCTATCAGCCGCGCCTGTTCTTCGGTGGGATATGCGCGGAACCTCACGGCGATATGTGTCTTCATGCTTGGGTTCGGCTCTTCTCGCCTTGGTTCTCGATGTATTTGCGTATCACCTCGACGGGTGCGCCGCCCGTGGTGAGCAGGCAGAAGCTACGGCTCCAGAAATACTCCTTCCAAAGCTTGCGTCTGATTCCGGGGAACTCCTGTTTCAGCAGTCGGCTGCTGGCGCTCTTGTACGCGTTGATGAACTTCGACAGTTCGGTCTTCGGCTGGGCGCGGAACAGGACATGCACGTGGTCCACGTCATGATTCCATTCCTCCAACGTGATGCCGTACTTGGGCGCGATGTACTCGAAAATCTCCCGTGCGCGATTGGAAATCGTGTCATCGAACACTTTGCGACGGTATTTCACGACGAGCACGAGATGATAATGCATGAGGAACACCGAATGATGATTTGATTCAAGTTTCACTGCAAACACCTCACTTCCGATATGTACGACTGAATGCCAGTATAGCATAAGAAGAAAACCGATTCATCCCCCGCCTACGCTAACGCTGAGAGGCGGGAGAATTCTCGGCAAAATCAGTTAATCCAATACCGGTTGCAAGGTTGGGTGCAACCGGTATACTAGACATGTTCCGGCATTAATCGCACGCCTTCGGGCACCGGTGCGGAATCAACATACCATGATTTTGGAAGGCGTGCGATTGGCTGACTGCAAACTGTTGCGTTGCGGGCGTGAACGAGACGATACCAGGCAACTCTGCCCTGAATGTGAACAGCGGCTCCTAGCCGACTTGGAATGGTTCACGAAGAACATCGGATTTTTGGAAACCGACAAGATGAACCGCATCAACAAGAACCATGACGCTGATGGTGGCGGGGGAGGATACTCTGATAATCCGCCATTGCGAGAGCAAGTGTTCGACCTGCTGTATGAGGGAGACGAACGGGATGATAGCGTGTGGGGCACACTATCCGCGTTCGCTAAATGCTTAGGCGTCGAATACCTGAATCACGATCCGTTGAACGTGTTGGCGCAGCGGATAGCCGTGAAGAAAACCAAGCAAGGCGAACCCGCGTGTCTATGCTCAACGGCAACACCCGTGTACGCGCTTGAAATCCGCATCGCCCGCGACAAATGCCAGCGCCTGTTGAATCAAGGCCATACGGTTAGCTTGGGCAATTGCCCCAACACTGACTGCAACATGCCGTTAAGCGCTGACGAGACGGCAAAACAAGTCAAATGCCGTGGATGCAGGAACGTTTGGAACATCAACTTTTTGAGGACACTCATGCAAGACAAGATCAAACACAGCACTTACACGGGGACTGCTTCGGACATTAGAAGCAAACTCCAACAGGCTGGATACCTCGTATCCGCGAACACGTTGAAATCATGGGCGCACAGGGGCAAGCTCACCCCGGTACGCAAGGAAGGGCGGCATCCCATCTACCGTATCGCGGACGTGTACATGCTGATGCAGCAAACCACTCCAGTGGACGATATTTGGGGACTCGTCGGAAAGGACAACCGGCAGTGAGCATCATCAGCATCACCGACAAGGGCAAGACCATCACCTATCACGCGCATCACATGCGCGACGTGATCGAACCAGTCAAACAGTACGGCATGTTCGGAGAGCAATTGAACGCGAAGAAAAAGCTCCACACGCTCACTTTCTACACGGAGGACTAATAATGCGAGTCAACATCGACTGCACGCTAATCCTCCTACTGTTGTCCGGCATGTTGGCACTCCTGAAAATCGGGGGCCAATTCCCATACCCGTGGATATGGGTGCTCGCACCCATATGGATACCGCTGCTCGCATTGGCCGGTATCACAATCATCCTGATAATCGCTTGGATTATCGGCGTCATAGGCGTACTCATTCTCGAAAAGTTCGGAGACTAAATGCATATCAGCGGCAAAACCAATAACATCAGTTACGCTCACGCGAACGATGGTGGAGCAGACCTCAGAAGCAATGAGGACACGATCATCTGCGCGGGCAGTCAGACGCTCGTGCATACGGGCGTGAGACTGGCTATTCCAGCCGGATATGTCGGACTGGTCTGCCCACGTTCGGGATTGGCGTTGAAACACGACATCACCGTGATGAACGCGCCCGGAGTAATCGATGCCAATTATCGTGGCGAAGTCGGCGTAATCCTCAGAAACATGGGTGAACATGCGTTTGAAGTGCATGAGGGAGACCGGATAGCGCAAATCGTTTTCCTCCCATACGCGCACATGCAATTCGAGCCAGTCAACGAACTGGATTCGACCGAACGTGGCGAGAAAGGATTCGGCAGCAGCGGCATCAACTAGAATCACAGAAGGAGACACAATGACGGTACTCGACTTCACCAAGAAAACAACCCCCGTTATAGACAAGCTGATAAAACTCGGATTCCACTACGAAAGCACAGACAAGACAGAAGCGGAGGGCATACGTAATCCGCCACAGCTGATAACCACATGGGAGAACGTCATGAATGGCGTGATCCTGAAAATCATCGACACATATGCCGTGTCCTATGACGAAAACGACGTACTGTATCAAACGCCAACCGAATACGTCAGGATAACGGATGATTGCACTAACATAAGCGTCACCATGTCGGTCGAAGAGTTCATGGAATTGGAACGGATCACGAACAGCAACGGCAGTACATTCCCACGCCCGGAAACATCCTTCAAAAGAATTACCAACGAGAACTAGGAGACCACGCGGAATGATCGAGACAATCACAGCAGACCATCTGAACGCCACGCACTTAGGCAAGAAGATAAGCATTTTAGACAATTGCGAAATCGTCATGTCAGGAAAACTCAAGGAGTTAAGAGCGACGCAATACTCCATGCCGGTGTACAGCAACAATATCGAAGCCGTGCCCAACGGCTATGGGAACATCACCATTGCCCCGAAACTGAATTACGAAACTGTCACCGACATCATCATGCACCTGTCGAATCAGCTCAATGACGATATCAAGGCGACCGTTCATGGTGACACGGAACTGGTAATCGAAGTCAACGGAAAGTAGGGGAGTATGACGGAAAACACCACTGGAAAATCAACGAACGAACTGCTGATGCGCGTGTTGCAAGTCGAATCACCGGAACTGTTCGACGGAAGCGACGATCAGCCGGTACGAGTAGTCGGCTACGATTATTCGCCATTCTGCGTCTGCGAAACCTGTGGCGATGACCCCGAAATGCTGACCATCGCATTCGAGACGAAAAGCGGCGAACGTTACAGCCAATACTACGACTATTTTGGACTGCCGAACATTTTAGAAGCATTGGACAAGTGGGATAAGCAGTACGGGAAGGTGGTAGAGAACCGTGGATGACACTTCAAGCACGAAGAAATTCGTATTTACAAGTGATAGCAAGCCGTCCCCCGACCTCTCGAATTTCAAGCCTTTTGGACACATTGACGAGGACAAACCCAAGTACAGTGCGATCATGATTATCGAGGATGAAGGCGTATACGTTCCCGTGATATACAAGGAATGCCGCGTGGACCTCGACATTGATAACCCGACGATTCACCCGCTATCAGGCCCATGCATGGAACCCTGCTGCTACAGTACGCCGGAACTTGCTATAAAAGCCGGGACACGCATCTACAGGAACATGTTGAAGGACAACAAATGAAGTGGTTTACCAGTGACTTGCATTTCGCTCACCCTTTCGTGGCTGCATTACGCGGCTACGCGCTACCCGGATACGCTAAGGATGCATCGATCAAACAACAAGCCGAACATGAGCATAAGCCGCTCAAGAACTGTGTTGACTGGCGGAAGCATGATGCCGACATCATCAGAAGCATCAACACGTATGTTGGCGAGGAAGACGAACTCTACATCCTCGGTGACATCAGTTCCGGTGGCACTTGGAGCGTAGACCAAGCGATAATGCGCATCCAAAACCTGCATGTGCCACGCAAGAACAGGCATCTGATTCTCGGCAACCACGAACTGCACAGCTCCACCCGCACGCTGGAAAAGTTGGCAAGCGTGTTCGGGGAAGTCGGAAGAGTCGGCATCACCGAAATCAGAGACGAGTGGGGCAACAATCCACACACGGTATTTTTAAGCCACTACCAATGGCGTGAAGACTTCACGCAAAGCAAACCACTAGGCGCAGTCTCAACCAATTGGAACGCACCGGAATTAGCCGAATACGCGATACCACGCATGAACAACACTCTGCTCCTGCACGGACACACGCACGCGCATGACCCGCTTGAGTTCGGCAGGCATCACAATGAGATCAACGTCGGATTAGACGCATGGTGTTTCGAGCCAGTCAACGAAGCCGAATTGTTGGACAACTGGTTACAAACCGCGTCAGGCAACGTCTGAGTGGTCTACAATGGCCCTGTTAACAACAAATGCGTTTAGCGAGTGTTCGCCAAACGTTGGAAACCGGCTTCATCATCCTCTGGATAACGGAACCGCGCTTCGATGCCCTGCGTTTCAAGGATCGCGGCTATCTCCCTGCTGCGGGCATTGACGATGGCGTAATCACCTTTGTCCCGTCCGTAACGGTCGTAGTGTTCCTGCGAACGATAGTAGAGCAAGTCAACATGGTCAGGCGGGTTGCCTTGGACTTCCTCAATCCCGTCCACCGCATCCAACGCGGCCTCGACCGCTTCGACATGCTGCGTGAGCATACTTTCCAACCATGCCTGCACGTCTGCCGGTGGTTCCGCCTCGCCAGGCTTCTCCCAACGTTTCACCGTCAACACGGCATTGCCGAAACGGTCGGCAAGCATCTTCTGACTGATGCCGCAGCGTTCCCGTGCCGCGCGAAAAGCGGCCTTCGATCCAAACGTCATCAAACCTCCAGACAATCATGAAAACACGGAAAACGTCGGTTCCGGCATGAAAAACACGCTGGAACCGGCAGAACAACAATTTTCAGCGGAATACGTCACGCCTTGACGCAATCGAACACCAGCAAATCGGAATCATCGGAATCCGTTCCGATCTTGGAGTCAAGACGCCACCCGTTTTCCTCAAGACACCGTTTGATGTCCTCCGTCCAATCATCCGCCTCCACGTCGGACGGGGTGAACTCCAAGTCGTCCACAATCTCCCTATCCTCATGGAAATCGATGAAGTAATCGTAGATGCGGATATGGAACGTCGAATCCACGTCAAGCGGGTTCCTGAGCACCGCATTGTTCGGCTCCATCACGTCGATGTAGGCGTTGTGGGCTTCGATGCGCTCGGTCCATCCGCTGATGGTTTCAGGATCGTTCAGGTCGATGAACCAGTCCATGAGCTGCTCGGTGGTCAACGTGTCTGAGTAAGCCGAAAGCTCTTCGTACAGCTTGTCGTAATCGGATTGCGTGGACTCCTCGTCAGCGACGAGCCGCTCATACTTGGCACGGAGCCGTTCGGACGGGATGCAAAGCCATGCGTCTTCGGTTTCGCCGTCCTTGTCGAGCTGGCAATCATAGACGCGATGGCGGAGCCCCGACTTCGGGAACTCCAGTGCGAATGTGCCAGTCTCATTCCACTTGTGGCCTCTGGTTTTTTCGATTCGGATGGTAATCATTTCAGTCTCCTTGAGTCTGTGGGGATGCCTTGTGCTTCCCGTCTTGTGGTTACAAGTATATGATACCACTGGTATCATTTCAAGTCGGGCGTGTCGTGGAAATCAATCCTCCTTGCCCAGGTAATCCTGCAATCCGTCGCCAGCTTTGCCATTCAGCCCGCGACGGGACATGTCGTAATAGTCGAGCATCTGCGGACTGTTCCAACCGCCTACGGCCATGATGTCCCTGTCCGGTACGCCAGCGTCACGGGAGAGCGTGCAGAACGTCCTCCGCAGCGAGTGCGGCGAGATGCCGGGCACGCCCACGCGCAATGCCACGGACGATACGATGCCCACGGCGGTCTGCTGCCGCAGACGCGCGCCGGAATCCTCACGGAACACCGCACCACGCCTACGGCCGCCGATAAGTCGTGCGAGAGCTTCGGCCGCATCGGATGGAATGGCCACGCGCTGAGACCAGTCGCCCTTGCGGTCGAACCGCACCCACGGACGCCCGTCATTCAGATGACAGTCTTCGACATCCAATCCGAGCGCCTCACCGACCCTTGCGCCGGTCAACAGCAGCAGACTGCACAGGGCATCCGTCCGCGCACCCATACCGCGTGCTTCGGCCAGAAAAAGCCTAGCCTGCTCGCGGGTGAGGTACGTGCCATCCGAATGACCGTACAGTTTCGGCCTACGCACATGCTCGCCCGGATTGCAGTCGATATACCCCTCCTCGCAGAGATAGCGGTAGAGGCAGCAAACGACGCTCAGATTCCTGCACACCGTGTTTTTCGCCGCTGGCCGCATGCCGCCGTCATAGGCGGCGAACACCTCGATATGGGTGCGCTTCGCCCGCAGCATGTCGATGCCATTATCCGAACACCAGCGGAGCCATCGCGATACGATGCTCCGATACCCCGCCCTTGTGCCCGGCGTCAGGCCGGCGAGAAAACCGGCGATCATGTCGCTCACCGTTTCCATATGCGCACCGTCTCCTTGCAGATCAAAGGCTTATCGGCTGGACCCTTGACGAATGGCGGAATCCACTGCCTACGCCTCAACGAATGATTCGGCCCATACGCCTGATCGCGCCAGAAACCACGCACGATGAAACGATGCGAATACTCACGCCGCACCCGCTCGTCATCATCGGCGCTTCCCCCCGGACGATGCAGATTCTCACGCAGCACCAGCATCTTGACCTTGCGTATTTCCGGGTCGAAACGCTGCGGCAGCGGATACGCCATATCGGGTTTCGCCGGTTTCGCCTCGCAGATATGCGGTTCCGCGCTCAACGCCCACACCGCGCGCAGCAGATCGCCGAACCATTGGAAACCGCCGACATGCTCATTGAAAATGCCGTTGGCGAATCTGATGACCGGCAGTGAGAATGATTTCGCGTCGCATTCCTTCAGAGCGCATGGATGGTCCGTGAATCCCATCAATTCGATATCGCCGTTGCCGTCGCATTGCCAGAAGAGCGCCGACACATGGGCGTCTCCGACCTTCCTTCCCGTCGCGTCGTCGGTCACGGGGAATCTGACCATTTGGACATCCCCGTCGAAGAAGATAAGCCCGCTTTGCGCCGGCGCTTCCGATTTCGGGAAATCACCTGCCCGGACGGTATCTTCCGCCAGCGCCGTCATGTCCCGGCTGATCCACCAAAGCTGCGCGACGGCGAGATTATCAGCGAAATTCCAAGCCGCTTCCATGCTCCGCTCGTATTGCGAGTGCGCAGCCATCTCCTCCTTTAACGAGACCCGCTCGTATTCCACGAGTTTGTCGCGGATCAGCGGAAGGTGCGATGGGATGAGGCGAAGCCGTCTGTTCCTACTGCGCGTCATGTCAGTCAGCCTCCCCAAGACGGTCGAAAACCTTGTCATACGCTTTCGTCACGCATTCCAAACCCATGCGATACGCGCTCACGCGATCATGGTCAGACTCCGCCATGCGGCGCTGCCAATCATGCGGGAACGCCACGCTCAACAACGTCTCCCGCACGTCCGGTTTGACAACCTCGATTTTCTGCGGGAACATCGCATCAAAAGTGAGGACACACAAGGCGTAAGCCACCTGCAACGTTCGGTCAGACACGTAGCGGAAAGACTGTTCCGCCACGCGGTCAATCTCTTCCATAGACCACGGAACGGTAGCCGCCAACTTCGCGTACTCTTCCGCATCCTCATAATCCAAGCCGCCATTCATCGAATTGTCCTGAACCGTATCCACCAGGTATTCGTACAGTTCACCGATGATGCCCGCCGTGGAATGGACGAACACAGGCTCAAAATCAATAAAATAACTGCCGAACCACAGGCCGCAGACATGACCCACATAGCCGGTAAGCTCACGCGGCAGCATATTCACGTCAATCATCACAACACCTCGATTTCATCGTTGAACCCCATGAACTCCTGAGTGGTGAACCCGCCATCCTTGACAACGCAGTACAACCAACCCTGGAATCCACCCAAGCGCGCATCACGCATCCCACGAATCAGGTCACGCAACCACGCGCAAACTCCCTTGTATGGAAACTTGATTATTTGATGGGCCGTTCACCGCACGGCCCTGAGCGGTTTCACCATTCCAAAACCTTGCTGCCACTCACGAGCACATATGACGTGCCGGATTGATTGCCGTCAACGCTTCCACGCCACTCGCAAATACGCTCGTAACCGTCCGAAGTGCTACCGTCCTCCATGCCGCACTGCGGAATGTCGGACAACTCGCGGTAGCTCGCTAGGTCAGCTTGGCCGTAATCCTTCGTGGCATAGGTTTCGCGCCACCACGTCCACTGCTGCTCTGGCGTGCCATGCGGATCGGCAACCGGCTGATCGGAAAGCGCTGGTGAACAAGCCACGCCGAAAGCCAACAGGCCAACAAGCACGGCAACAAGCATGGTAATCTTCTTACGCATTTTTAAAACACCTCGATAATGACTCGTTTAAAAACAAAACGTTGGAAAATCAAGGACGCGGCAACCATGCCGCGCCACGAGATTAAATAAAATCAGCAGTAGCCGAAAGACTCAAACCGCTCAACAAGCGCCTTACGTGCCTCATCGCTGAAAGTCACGGAATAATCATGACCACTCGACTTGCACTGCTCACGCGAAACCTTGACAACCCGCCAAAAACGCTTGCTGAAAACCATATCGAACTGAGTGCTCTCAGGAATACCGCGATACGCGCTCGGGAACGTCTGAGCATACAAGTCAACATGCACTTGCACGCCTTCAAGCGCCTTCTTCGGAATACCCAGCTTTTTTTCGACATGCGCGGACGCCTTGTAAATGTCGTCCACGTCAATGGAACGAACGCGGCTACGCGACTGGATACAATCCAACGTCGCATGAAGCGCCGCATTGTTCTTCTCGTTATCGTTCAAAATAACCGGCTTGACAAGAGAAAAAGAATCACACATTTCAAAACACCTCGATTGTGTAAAAGGGATTGGTAGAAGATTGATGGGCGTGATTGATAGGCTCACGCCCGAAAGCCTGGAATAAGTCAGCGCATACGCTTGCGATTAGGACAATTGGGATATTCAATAGCCCGACACTGTAGGGCTTCTTCCATCTCCAAACGACGCGCATTGCTGCACAGAAACCGCGCCTCATCACCGGCACGGCACATCTCACGCCACAGCGCATCCGCCCGCTTCACGTCGGCACAATCGCTTTCGGCAACGAAACAGCGGATAGCGATCTCACGGTAACGCTCGGCCTCATCCCGCAGCTTGCGGGAATCTGGCGTCACAGGAAAACCGTAGTACGGGTAACGTTGATCGATGGGGCACTTCTCACACATGACTTGCCCCTCAGTGTTCCCGCGCGTACCGGCTGATAACACGCTCCGCCTGGCTGAGGGCACGCGCCTGCAAGTCAAGCAGAGGCTCGCCGCGGAACGCCATGCTTGCATCATGCCCGTCTGCCATGTACCGGCGCATTTCGGACGGGGTGAAGAACCGGGCGGCGATATCCACGTTGTACACGAGAGCGCACCCGCCGTAACTGTATTCCCGCCAATTGTCCGCGCCGTTCAGCAACAGCGCGCGACGCGATCCGAAGTGGTCGGGAAGAACGGTTTCTGGCATGTCGAGCGAATCAAGCAATGCCAGTGCGGTTTCCTTCACGCCCTGGTTCCACTTGCTGCGGGGCTTGAACTCGGCTTCGATATTCTTGTAGGTCTCATCAACGGTATACATTTTGACACTCCATTCCAGCCCCCTTGCTAGAATAAGAGGGCTTAGTTAGTTAGTTGGTTAATGATTACTGAGCAATTGAGCCGGATAGTTGCAGCTATCCGGCTCTACTCATTCGTGGGCTAGACGTGCCATAAAGACTACGCTAGCCCTAGCGGATTCAATCAATCCGCCGAAGACTTAGAATCAGAATCAAGCAATTTGCGCGGATTAGCGATCTTGAGAGCATCGCACAATCGCAGTGCAGTATCAAGCGACACCGCCCGAACATTGCGTTTACCTGTCTCAATCTGCGCAATCTCGACATGATGCACGCCACTACGTTGCGCTAACTCACGTTGCGTTAGACCGCGCTTCATCCTTAATTCTTTCAAACTCATGGCCCTTACTCCTAACTTGGATTAGAGGCCATTGTAGACCACTCAGACAGCGCGGGACAATTCCATGCCGGACACCGCGCCACGTTGGCGACTCTACGACGGTTCGGCCTTGCATGCTGTGAGGGTGCATCATGCCTAGTCGCAATCCGTCGCGTCTTCGTCGCGTCCACTCTTCAGTTTTCAATCATCCATGCCGCGCCTGTTAGGGGGCTTCGTGTCACCGGCCTTGCGGTGGTGGTCTCCGTGGTGGTGGCCTCTCGTTCATCTCTGTTCCTTTCGTTGTCGTTTGCTTGATGGCTCTCACTATACACGCTATCCAGTCAGATAGCAAACCAAGACAACACAGACACCACCAAAACCATTGCAAACACTAGCATTCGTCGGCGTGTCGCAACCACACGACGGCGACACAAAGACAGCGGACACCACAGCCACGGCCACGCCGCGCCACGGCCACACCCAGGGACGTCACGGCCACGTCACGACGGCCATGTCCAGGGACGCCACGACACCCAGGGCACGACGGCCACGCCACGGCACGGCCACAGCCACGCCATGGCCACGACGGCCACGACGGGCACGGACATGATCGCATAAGAGGAACGTGCCCGCGCGATACCACACGACACGCCAAAACACAATCGCACAAACGTTCCAACGTTGCACCATGCAGCAAACACCCCCGTGGGGGAGTGTCCCCCCGGCGCAAAAAGCAAGGCCGCTGGCTCTCTAGTGCTGACGCTGAATGCTCGCTGGAACATTTTTGGATTACCTGTTACTCACGAAGTCTTCACATATTTAGTGGTTGCAACCGTTGTTGCACCCTACATATTGTGTATAATGTTCCTTGGATTGATGTTGATGGCGGTGAAGCTAGCTTAAGCCACATCAACGTCTGGCCGTCCACTCACACGGGGAGTGTGAGGATTCTAGATGCGGTACGGTCAGCAGTCCGACCGGTCTATCCCGGACGTGGCCTATATGGACTCGTACCTATTATTTTGGGCTGGTCTGCAATCCTGTTGGCACAGTTTTGGTTGTCGGGTTCGATTCCCGAGGTTTGCTCTTTTGCCTCGTTGTGCATAGCGGCGATTGCAGCGGTCTGTAAAACCGTGACTTTGATACGTCGGTGGTTCGAGTCCACCACGGGGCACTAGGTCTCATGGGGGTAGCTGCCCATGAGACTGATGGCATTGCTCGAACAGACATACATGGAACTTGTGGATGTCAAGAGGCTCCCTGCCTTAGTCAGGCGGTTGACGACCGAAGGGGAGGCACGGCCAAACGGGGCGCTTAAACGACCACGTTCCTTGCCGTTGGTGGTAAAAGCCAGTCCACCATGCCGCTGTCATGCCAACTTGGACAATAACTAAGTTGGGTTTGGAATGTTGGCAGAGTGGTTTAATGCAACTGTCCCGAAAGCAGTCGCACTGTGAAGTGCCGGAGGTTCGAATCCTTCACATTCCGCGTTGGGGAAGTAGTACTACCCCCGAGGGCAAGTGCCTACCGCTGGTGTTGGCTTGTCTGGAGATGAAAGCGGCGGACGCTTCCGTAACGGCGACTTGGTGGTGGTGGTCATGCTTCATGGGTGTGACCGCCCTCGCATATGGCATTGGTGCAACTGGATAGCATGATGGTCTCCAAAACCGTTGATGTTGGTTCGAGTCCAACATGCTGTGCTCAGCCTACCCACAGGTTGTGGGAAAGGTCTTCGGAGTCGTCTTGTGGCGGCTCTAGTTTTAGCTGACCCGCCTAGTCTGCGGGAACAGTCTCCTGAGTCGCTGCGGCGGCTCTTGCATTTTGGATGCTTGGCAGAGTGGCTGATTGCACCACCTCGCTAAGGTGGCAATCCCGTGAGGGGTTCGGGGGTTCGACTCCCTCAGCATCCGCGCGCCGTGGCTGGCGGTAAAAAGCCATTGTGATGATGCCATTGGTTCCTTATGGCTCTCTGGGGGTTGAACGAGCGTCCCATGCTCCTGTTGTGGGTGGAGTGTGGGACGCTTGTTCTTTTGCTTTGGTGGCGGAATGGTAGACGCGGCGCACTCAAAATGCGCTACCTGTAGGGTGTGAGGGTTCGACTCCCTCCCGGAGCACTTGGGTTGGTTGATCTGAGAACTTTTCCTGCTGGGATGTTTCCCCTTTGGCGTGTTTTCCTGCTCAGCACCGGCCAACCCTGTTTTTGTGGAGGCATTGTGGCGTGGTCTAGTTCCCATCGTGATGAACGGTTCAATCCTGATTGGCCGCGTGTCCGTGCGATGATTCTTGAACGGGATGGGCATAGGTGCCAGTGGCCGGTCAAGGATGATTACGGGAATGTTCGCCTGTGCGGACGGTATGGGAATGAGGTTGACCATAAGGTTCGTAATCCCGTCCATGATGATGATCGTCCTGAGAATTTGTGGGTGTTGTGTCGTTGGCATCATCAGCGGAAGACCGAGGGTGAGTCTGCTGAGGTTCGTCGTGCGAAGGGTAGGAGTCGGAGGGAGAAGCGTTGGTATTCTCACCCGGCTTTCAAGTGAATGAGTTCATGTGCGCGGTTGCCGGTTGCGCTAATCCGGTGTGTGCGAAGGGATTGTGTCGTTCGCATTACGACCGTGACCGTTATTCGGGGTCTCCGCTGAAGCCGTTGCGCCAGCGCATGTGTCCTCAATGCCATACGTGGTTTGATCCGAAGCGTTCCGACCAGTTGTTTTGTTCTGGGCGTTGCCGTGTGGCGTATAAGCGTGCTCGTGATGATGATAAGTCGTTGCCGGTGAAGCCTGAAACGACTATGTATGTGCGTCCGGTTGACGTGTCCGAGCTTGAGTCCGAGCTTGTTGTTGAGTCTTTTACTGATTCTCAGGTGGTTGAGAAGTGTGGCGGCTTGTGCGCGAAATGCCATGAGCCGGTTGATGTTGGTTCGAGTGGTGCCGATGGTGCCGCTTTCGTGTGGAAGGTTCCGTTGGAGAAGTCGCATAGTGCGACTTTGGCGAATCGTCTGCTGGTTCACAAGCGTTGCGAGGGTGGAACGTCCTAGCTTCGCGTATTGCCTGAAACGGGCGGATTGTGAGGCTGGCTGTGGCTGGTAATGGTCGTGGTGCGCAGAAGTCGAAGAATCCGATTCTTCGTGCGCCTGATAGTCCGATGGGTTTGGAGTTTCCTGCTGTTCGTCCTGATGGGCAGGAGTGGCTTGAACGGACGAAGAAGTGGTATGAGTCGCTTCGTGTCAGTCCGTTGGCTCAGCGTATGGGTGTTGAGGCCGACTGGTACGCGGTTCAGGATTTGGCGTTGTTGAAGGATGATTTCTGGCGTCCGAAGACTAAGGGCCGTTGGATGTTGGCTTCCGAGATTCGTCAGCGTGAGGCCACGTTGGGCATTACACCCGAGGCTCGTGTGAGGTTGAAGTTCGATGCTCCGCAGCCTGACGATATGAAGGCTTCCGCGTATGAGGGCGATACTGAGGGTGCTCGTAACGTTCAACGGAACAGGCAGCGTGCTTCCGCATTGGGTTTGCGTGTCATTGATGGTGGTGCCTGATGCATACGCGCATTCCCGAATTGCATGGCGAGGATTTGACTCGTTCGATGGGAATGTTCGCGGTTTGGTGGATTGAGACTTTCTTCCGTGTTGGTCGTGGTGGCGGTGTTGGCTTGCCTGAGACGTTCGACATGGACGAGTACGTGTTCATGCTTCACGCTTATGCGTTGACCGAGTGGGGTACCCGCAGGTTCAATCGTGTGTTCTATTCGCGTGCGAAGGGTAAGAACAAGTCCGGTAAGGCCGCTGGCATTTGCGCGTTCGAGGGTTTGGCTCCTTGCAGGTTCGATCATTGGGCGGAAGAAGGGGAGACTTACGAGTTTCTAGGCGAGGTCTACCCGTATGCAAAGGGTGAGCCTGTTGGACGCATGGTGCAGATGCCGCAGATTCTCTGCTTGGCTACCGCCGAAGGTCAGACTGGTAACATTTTCGATTCGATTTACTACAACTGCGATCAAGGCCCTTTAAGCCAGTTGAAGGGTGTCGGCCTTGATGTTGGTCGTACTCGTATCGGATTGCCGGAGGGTGGGGAGATTGTTCCCACCACGAGTGGTGCCGCGTCCAAGGATGGCGGTTTGGAAACATTCGCCGCCTGCGATGAAACCCACTTGTACAACACGAACAAGCTTCGCAACATGTACAAGACCGTTCAACGTAACCTCGGCAAACGTAAAGGTGATGCAGACCCGTGGATTCTTGAAACGTCCACCATGTACAAGCCGGGCGAAGAGTCCATCGCTGAAACATCGTACAAGTATGCGTGGGATACCGCTTCGGGCAAAATCAAGCATCGTAGCGGCATCTACTTCGACCATGTGTACGCGAACATCGACTTGGATGATTTCGCTGACGAGAAGAAGGTTCTCCGTGCTTTGCAGGTCGCGTATGGTGCGAGTGCTAAGAGTTCTGATGGCAAGGATCATCTGATATTGCCCGATGGTCGTATGACCGTGTTGAACGCCGATGGTGTGGACGCGGAAGGCCATTCGTATTGGGATGGTGAGCTTGGCCCGTCGAAGGATGGGTGGATTGACCTGAATGGTCCGATGGACCAGATTTACCAGCCTGACTCAGACCCTGCTGATTCGATGCGCTACTATTTCAACACTTTGTCGAGCGTGCATGACGCTTGGCTTACCGAGTCCGACATTCAATCCCACATGCTGTATCGGGATGAAATGCACACCGCGTTCAATTCGATTCGTTTGGATGGCGCGTGGCAACGGTTCGTGACGAAACGTGAGCCTATAACGCTTGGCTTCGATGGTTCCGTGTCGGATGATTCGACGGCTCTTGTCGGATGCCGCGTGTCCGATGGCATGTTGTTCCTGATAAAGCTTGAATCCGCGCCCGATGGTCCCGAGAAAGCCACTTGGCGTGTGAACCGTGATGCGTTCGACGGCATGGTTCGTTGGATGATGGACAATTACAACGTTGTCGGATTCTTCGCTGATGTCGCCTATTTCGAGCAGATGATTGGCGGCTGGGAGAAGGATTACGGGAAGAAGTTGAAGGTCGGCCCACGTAAGGGTGGCGACAAGATCAAGTTCTGGACTAACAACTGGTATAAGGACATGCAGGTTGCGTTGGATAACGCTCATACCGCGTTCCGGTACCCGTATACGGAGCCTGAACGTAAGTCGAAGCCCATCAAGGATGATATAGCGTTGCTTGCCGATCCGCGATTGGTGAATCATTTCCGTAATGCGCGTAGGCGGGAGACTCGTACTGGGTATGCGATTTATAAGGAGTCTCCTAATTCGCCGGACAAGATTGATGCGTGCATGGCTGGCCTGTTGGCTTATACGGCTCGTGGAAAGTATTTGGAATTGGCTGACGAGAAGCGTCGTTACGCGCCGTCGAGAATCTACTGAACATGTTTAGAAGGAGTGCCCAGTGGCCGAATTGCAGCTAATCATCGACGGGGCCTCCTCCGATGACGATGATGCTTACGTGATTACGTCGTTGGCGCAGGAGTGGGGTTCCCGTCTCTTGGATATTGCCGAATTGAAACTGTTCAAGGATGGTAAGGAGATGGTGGACGAGAGCAGTGTTCCGCAGGGTGTTGACCCGAACGCCGCTCCCGTCTACAGGCTGATGCGCCAGTTGGGTGTTGTGAATCTCGCCCGTCGTATCAGTGAGAGCGTGACAGACCGTCAGCAGCCTAATGGTTTCCGTAAGGTCGAGGATTCCTCATTGAAGGATACGGACGCAGACCAGATGGCGAAGCAGTGTGGTCTGCCGTTCATTCTCCGCCGTCATTTGTTGCCTGACAAAGGGGATTACGGTTGTTCGTTCGCCATCGTGGGAAAAGGGCAGGGGAGTCGTTACATCAAGGCGTTGAGTCCTTGGGAAGCGTGGATGTCCGACAATGATGATGCGGCGATCATGTATTCACATGATGACAAGCAAGGTGTTGAGACTCTTACCTTGTTCCGTATCGAACGTGACGATGATGGTTTCGCAAAGCGCGTGTATTCGCGTATTGCTTCTAGGGAGTCAGACCGTACCGTTGTAGATCCGTCCAATGATAGCGACTTGTCCGATTTCATTAATCAGGGCAAGGCGTGGAGTCCGGGCACTAACTGGAAGTGGGATGACGGAAAGGGTGACGAATACGATTACGCGCTTGAATGCGAGTCGTTGCCTATTGTCCGTTTGAGCACTGTTGACGGGCAGGGATTGTTCGAGCCATATCTGCCGATGTTGAAACGTATCGACCGCGAGGTGTTCGACCGCTTGTGCATTACGATGATGCAGGCGTTCCGTCAGCGTGCCATCAAGGGTGATTTACCGCAGACGTATACGGAGGAAGACCCTGATGTAATCAATGGTCTTGCCGAGGTTGGTGATCCCATCGACTACTCGAAGCGTTTTGCTATGGGGCCTGCGGCCTTATGGCAGTTGCCTGACGGTGTGGATATTTGGGAGTCGCAGACCACGGACACGAGTGGCTTGCAGAACATCATCATATCCGACGTGAAGCAGCTTGCCGCAGTGTCCGGCATCCCGTTGGACATTCTCTCGCCTGACGTGCAGGGTTCCGCGAATGGTGCGGAGTTGAAGCGTGAGACGTTGAAGTTCAAGGTTCAGACCATGAACGATCTTGACGCTGAGCCTATTGTCCGTATGATTCGTATGGCTTTGTCGTTGGATGGGTCTAAGGCTTCGCAGAGCGAGTTCGAGATGGTGTGGAAGCCGATGGATACGACCAGTTCGCTTGAGCAGGCTCAGGCTTGCCAACTGTTGTATCAGAGCGGCCTGTTGGCGCGTAGGACGATTCTCACGCACAAGATGGGTTATACGGCTCAGGATGTTGCTGAGGATGATATGAACCGTCTTGCCGACCAGTTCAATGTTTCCGGCCAGTCGGATAAGGGTACTGCGAAGCTTGTTGCCGCAGTGGAACCGGCTACGGGTTGGGATGATGAAACCAAGTCCGCTGTGGATGGTCTGCCTAATGTTGATGTCGAGCTTGTCGATGAAGGCGAGATTGAGTCCTGATGTCTGGGAAAACGCTTGAATCGTTGTCCGACACGCTTGAACAGGCTCGTGCCGCTTTGGTGAACCAGTATGTGAGTCAGGCGCACAGGATGTGGGATATGTTGACTCCCGCTGACTGGTGGAATGATGGCATGACGTTTGCCGTCGCGTCTCGTATGGCGTTGTTGGAGATGGCGTTGATTCAGCAGGTGCGCCGGTTGGGTGTTTCCTATGCGGAGGAGACGTTGAGGCTTGTCGGCGTCAATCCGAAAGGTGATGTGCCGAATCTCGTGTTTCCGCGTGACAATACCGATCCGTGGCTTGTGGCCCAACGTCCGGCTGACTCGTATCGTTCCGCCGCTATCAAGTCTCCTGCGATTCGCCCGCAGTCTTGGCCTGATAAGACCGATGAATTGTTCAGTGAGGTTGACAAGTGGCTTGGACAGGCGTTCAACCGGTTGCAGACCAGTGTTGACGAGGACGTGTCAAGAGCGCAGACGAGTGCCACGCTTGACAAGTATCGGCGTAGCAAGGTTTTGGAATACCGCAGGGTGTTGCATCCTGAACTGTCCAAGACCGGCTCGTGCGGCTTGTGTGTTGTGGCTGCTGACCGATGGTATTCGACTGCCGACCTGCTGCCGTTGCACGCTAACTGCCATTGCGGTGTCGCACCGGCTGGCAGCGACTATGATCCCGGATTCCAGTTGAATCAGAAGGATTTGAAACGACTGTACGACGAGGCCGGTGGCACTACCGCGTCCGCGTTGAAGCAGGTGAAAGTCAAGACGATCACTCATGGAGAGCTTGGTCCCGTGCTTCTTGCCGAGGATGCGGAGGATACGCCTAATCCGATTCCGTCGAAAGCTTCTAACGCTTGGACCACTCCTGACCGTAGGTCTACGTTGGCTCAATGCCGTCGCATGGAGAATCGGGCAATCGAGTTCAACCGGCGCTACAAGGAAGTGCAGAAGGCCGGTAAGCCGGTGACTTTCCGCTATGAGGGGAGAACGTTCACATTCAAACCTTCCAAGAATTTGAAACAGGCTATGGCATGGCAGAAGACCATGCTCAACCAGATGCGGTCGATGCTTGGCGAGGCCGCATAACACTATTGAAAGGATTCAAGCCTAATGGCTGATGAAAATACCAATACCGCTGAAACGGCGGCATCTACGAATGCGCCTGAAACGGGCGTGAACGCGCAGCCGAAGGACACTGCCACTTCTCCTGTAGCCGCCAATACGGCGTCTCAAAAGAATGGTGCGGATGACCTTTCCGAGAAGTTGGGCATGTGGAAGCATCAGGCCCGTGAGAACGAGCAGAAGATGTATGAGAATCGTGATCGTGCCAATGCCGCCGAAGCGAAGCTTGCCGACACGGAAGGCCGTCTCGCTGACGCTGAGGTTCGTATCGCCAGGCTGACCGCGCAGAAGCAGCATCCTGAGATTACGGACGAGGCTTTCGATGCCTTGTGCAAGGAAACCGACCCTGACGAGATTATCAAATGGGCCGATTCGTTCGTGCAGTTCATGCCGAGCAAGCCTGAAACGGGTGAGCATGATGCCGCTGACGATTCCTCGCGCAACACGGGCAAACAGGCCATGAAAACCGCTTTGTCCAATTCCGCGCCGCATGTTCACGCGCCCTCTCAGGGGGATGCGAAGAGCGGTTACGAATATGGGCTTAAGCATTCGTTGATTGATTCCAAGAAGGAGTAAACCTATGGCAAACGCTATGGTTCGCACGGTGAACCTTACCGCGCCCCAGGATAAGCAGAAGTGGCTGCTTAACCGTATTACAGACGGCGTGAAGAAGGTCACTCTCGACTTGTCCACGTTCGTGGGCGGCGCTAACGAGTCGAAGTACTTCGCGTCCATCGATGACGAGAACACTATCGCATACCTGTATTCCGGTATTCCGCTGGCTCGTATCGGTAGCACTAATAATTTTGGGCCGTATGATCCGACCGCAAAAGATGGCCGTCAGAATAAGGTTGCCGGTTTCCTTGAGTCTCAGGTCAAGGTCGAGTTCACTCGCAAGGGTTTGAAGGAACGGTATGTTGATTCCGGCTTGCGTTACATGGCCGTGATTGACAAGGGTAAACTGCCGGTGACTATCGACAATGCGAAGGTTGATGGTCTGATTCTGTCCTATGACGTCAGTGCCGGTTCCGATGTTGAACTGCTGTCCACTGGGGCCGCATCCGGTTCATATACTCTCCCCGCCGCATCCGCCAGTGCTCTTGGTGGCGTGAAGAAAATCGCCACTCCGTCCGAGGACAGTGTGGCCGCTTTGAAGACCGCTTTGAAGAGCGCCGGCATTTTCGGCTGACGGTCATTCTAAACAATTATTTTCCAACCCGCCCATCGTGGCGGGTTTTCTTATATAGGAAGGCTTTTTAATGGCTCTGGTAAACAAGGATTTCATTACCCCTGCCGAAGCGTCCGGCATCGTGCTTGGCGCTTATCAGGGTGCCACTTCCGCTTTGCCGTTCGGTCAGATTCTGACCGATATGAACAATCCGACTGGTGTCAACGTGAGTTGGGTTCCGAACCAGCCGCGTTTCGAGGTGGACACCATGGAGTTCTCCGCATATGACGCCGAGGCGCCGTATGACGAGACCCATGCCGGTGGCGTGAAGAAATACACGGAGATGCTGCCGTTACGCAAGCGCCACCGTGTGTCCGAAGAGGATATCGTCAAGGGAGTCGCTTCCCCGAGCTTCACCATCGACCCGGAAGTCAACGGTGTCGTTGCCACTCCTACCGCCGCGGATAATCTGCGTGAGGCGTTCGTGCGTCTCGGCAAGGAACTGGCGTTCACTTTGGAGATGTACCGTGTGGAAGCTGCCGTGAACGCGAAGATTGAACCGAAGTCCGACTCCGCTTCCGACAATGGATGGGATTACGCGCGTGACGAATCCCTGACCATCACAAAGGACTCTGGTCAGACTTGGGCTGATGGCGGGGACCCTGTTCAGGATTTGCGCGACTGGGCTGACAAGATTGATGCCGTCGAAGGTGACGCTCCGAGCATCATGCTCACCACCAAGAAGGTGTGGCGTGCGTTGGCTAAGAACGCCGCCATGATTAAGTACTACTATCCGACAACCGCTAAGGCTTCACTGCCGAACCTGTTGAAGGATGACGAGTTGAAGTACGTGCTCGTGCAGATGACCGACATTCGTGACGTGGTTATCGTCGATGACCTGTACAAGGAATACGCGCGTCAGATGAAGATTGAACTGCCCGGCAAGGTCAAGTCGTTCTTCCCTGAGAACACCGTGCTGCTGATTCCGGCATTGGGTGACACTTCTATGGGTTACACCGCTTTCGGCCCGACCGCTCAGGCCAAGGAGAAGGCCGTGTACGGCATCACTCGTGAATATGATGCTGGCCCTGTTGGTGTCGTGTTGGATTCCACCGGCACCAATCCGGGTTATGAGGCGCTTGTGAACGCTTCCGCACTGCCTGTGCTGGTCAAGTCCAACAGCACTTTGAAGGCAACTGTTCTGACCGCATGATCTAGGAGGCGCGTATGAGCACGGCAATCATCGACAACATCGACTGGTTGAAGTATATGCGCGTCTACGGTTCCGCCGACGCGGATTCATTTGAAGAGCATTTCGACACTGATTGGATTTCCGCTCAATGCCGCAAGGCCGCTCTCATCTGTTTGAGCGAATGCCCGATTGTTCGGACGCGCTTGAAGAAGAGGCGTCTCTCTGAAAGTGATTTCGCGTCGGTCGTATGCGAAATGGTGTTGCGCGTAGTACGTTTCAACCGGTTCAAAACCGAAGCGAACGGTTCTTACTCGTACACGGAGCATGATCCGCAGCAGAATCAGCCTGGCTATGATCCAAGTCCCCGGCTGTTCTTGTCGAAAGCTGAGAAGTCGATTCTGAATGGTTTCACTGAATCCGCTGGCACGATGTCACACATCAGTCTTGGTTTCGACCCCGGTTATGGAGGTTGATGATGGCGTTTCTGTTTGACGATGATACGAATGAACGCCATTACCTCTACGAGGATGACCAAACCCATTACGGTGGTCAGAAACAGCTGTTCGACACGGATTATGTCGTTGTGATTCCTCGCAAGCATGTTCAGGACGCGCACGGCGGCCAGTATGTGCAGACTGGCGATCCGGTGAAGGTCATCTGCTGTGTTGAGGGTCGTGCGCAGCAGGCTGGCATGTTCTCTATTTCCGGCGCTGAGGGTAAGACGCCATCTTCGGATAACCCCGGCGGTTTGGAAGAGGTCACTCCTTTGCAGATTATTGCGAGGGAATGGCCCGGCGACATTTATTCCCGGATCTGGTATAAGGGCGATTATTACGATGCTGACGGCGCTCCTACGTGGCGTGGGAGTGGTTCTCGTTTCTCCCGGCATTGGGAGGTTCGTGCACGTCGTGTTGTTATTGGCGATTATCTTGATGGCGGCATTTCCGAGCCTGAATGGGTGAAGGAGGTGGGCGGCGTTGGGAAGGGTCACGGTTCGACGTAGCGTCGCTACCGATATTGCGAAGATGTATGGGCCGGAACTTACACGCCGCGCCGCCGTGCATAGCGTGTCTGCCGTCCGCGCGAAGGCGAATGAGGCCGCTACGCATTCAAGCGTCGCGGATAGGATCGAGGTTTCCGTTCGCAAAGTCGGCTGGCATCATCAGATTGTCATGTCCGTCATGGGCCGTGATGGCACGCAGGTCGCTCCGCATTTGGAGTTCGGCTATTTCAACCGGTGGCTTGAGCACAAGTATGGGCCTCGTGATCCGAGAGCGCGTATTCCGGGAAAACATATCATGTTTGATTCGTTGAGTCGGGTGAGATTGTGACGGACAACATTTTTCAGCGTCTTGCCATTGACGTTCGTGAGTCGATTGATGCGGAACAGTTGGTTTATGAACTGTTGAATCGGGCGTATCCGTGCGAGGAGTGGCCTGATGTGAAGGTTTGCAGCGAGCTTGACTTGCCTTTGAACGCTTACGGTGAACGTGGACAGGTTCTTCTCTATTATGTTTCCGCTCCCGAACAGTTTGACCGTGGATTGTGGCGTTTCGGCGTGACGTTCACGGTTTTGGCCGCTGACTGTAATGATCCTCACGGTTTTGCACGTCACTTGTATAAGACGGTGCAGGGTTGGCCGTTCGAGGAGTCCACGACAGCTGGAACGGTTGGCACCGTGTCTGTGACGGCGCAGAAGAGGCAGTCTGATTCGAAAGAGAATCAAGGCAAGAACGTCAAGGAGTATGGGCTGTCGGCTGTTGTGACTGCCCGCGATTCGTTCAAGGCTTGACCGGTATCGGTCGGGCCTTTTCTTTTATCAATTTCAAGTAGAAAGGCACCATTATGGCTATTAATGCCGATGGTCTGATTCAGGCGTCTCGCGGTACGTTGTTCACGGCTCCCGCGAAGACCGCTCTTCCAACCAAAGTTTCATCGTTCTTGTTGAACAGTGGCACTGTTGCCGCCGCTGGCAGCGGTTCCGCCGCGAATTGGGAGAATATCGGCCATACCTCCAACAACAACAAGATCAGCTTCAGCAAGGATGGCGGGGACACCACCACGAAGGACACGTGGCTTGTCGCCGGTGCGAAGAGTTCTACCGAGGCCCCGACCATCACCGTGTCCGGCGCGTCCGTGCAGGGTGATTCGGCCACGATCACGAAGGTCACTGGCGGTTGGGCCGGCGACCAGGGCGGCATCGTCGTGCCGTTGCAGCCCGTGGTGCAGCATCTGGCGTTGTTCGTTCTCGCCTACGATGATTCCGACAAGCTGAGCTTCGGATTGTATCTGCCGGAGACCGATTTCACGTTCGATAACGTCAGTCTCGCCGATGAGGATTTCGCGGAGTTCAGCTTCAACGCCGTCGTGAAATCCACTAGCGTGCTGAAGGCCGGTGCCAATGGTGAGGTTGGCGCGTACCAGATTTTCGCCCCGGAGACGTTCGTGTCAAAATAACCAGCCCGGATTCCAGCGGTAAGAATCCGGGTAATTCCTCCCAGACCGTATCGGGTTTGACCTCGAAAGGCTGAGATTTCCCATTGCCCCCGCATGTACCCATCCGTGCGGGGGCAATTCTTTCCAACGATTGGCAGATGGGTTTTTGATGGGGATTACAGATTATGGCTTCCAAAACTGATAAGAACACCGTTAAGACCGTTCCGGAGATTCCTGACACGCTGGCTGAGTTCGTCGAACAGCACGAGGAACTGGCCGGATGCCCTGAGTTCGTTCCGGCTCATGAGTTCTCCGTGGCGCAGACATGCGATTTCATGGTCGTCGATGCCGTGGCGTCCGACAGTTACGGCGTGTTCCGCAAGAAGACTTCCGATGATGTCGATTCAAGTCTGGCTATAGCCAGGATGGTGGCTGCCAGCGATAGTTTCTTCGAGAAGATCGCCAAGGACGTTGACGCCTACCACAAGTGGGTCACTGGCAGGACTCCGGCTGTTCTGGTGCAGGTGTTCACTCTGCTTAACGCATTCTATGGTGCGTCCTTGGGAAAATCCGAAGCGTCAAGGACGCCTACCGGAAATGCAAAGTAGAGCTTACGTGTGATTTCCGTAGGTTCTACAATCTGAATCTTCCCGCCGCCATGCATGAGTATGACGGCGGTTTTCTTTTGACCCTTATCGGCGGGCTTGCCGGCTATGACGAGTCGTTGTATCGGGAATGGTTGCTGAACCATCCTGATGAGCGTGCCCGCGCCGAGTCCGAGAGTGATTCCGGTTTGAGTTTTCACGGGTTCACTCAGGATACGAGTCTGCTGTTGGGTATTTACAATCAGGTCGGCTTGCTGGTTTCCGGCACATTGCAGTTCAAGGACGGCAAGCATCCTGAGTTCAAACCGATTATGCCCCCTCACGCCGCCGATGGCGTTGATAGGCGTGTTTCCGCCAACTTCGAGTCGATGAAGGCGTTTCTGGGCATGTGATTGAAAAACAGGGGTTCTTATGGTGGAGTATCTCGCCGGTTCCGTTGGAATTGATATTTATCCGAACACCAAGGGTTTTGGCGAAGAACTCCGCCGTAAGCTCGCCAGGTACGCCGATGACGATTTCGATGTTCGTGTGACGCCTGACGTTGACATGTCTCGTTGGCGTGCGGCGAAAAGGCGTATCGAGGATGATGGCATCGTCCAGAATGTTGAGATTCGTGGCGATGACTCCGATCTGAAACGTGTTCTTCGGGACATTGATAAACGTAAAGTATCCCCGAAAGTCGAGCTGACCGACGCTTTGCGTGATCTGCGAACGATGCGCAAGCAAGTTCAGTCTTCCGACAAGGCTGTTTCCGCGATGAACAAGCGTATCGCCAATGGTGGCGATGCTTGGCGCAAGGTCACGCTGAAAAGCAAATCGTATCAGGACGCGGTGAAACGCAACACGCGATTGACCACGGCATACGCGAACAAGCAGATCGACGTTTTGGATAACGTCAAGAAGCACATCCGCAGTATGCAGGATGCGATCGAGAAGGTCAAGCCTCTGGGCAGTTCCAACAATGTCTCGATGGCTCGCGCCAACCGTCTCGTCGAACAGCTCGACAATGCGATGCAGCAGTTGAAGCATGACAGCAAGGCGAACATCCGTGTTGACGTCAACGATGTTTCCGAGGTCGTCAACGTTCTCGAGAACGTGTCCAAGCGTCTGAAGCAGGTCGATGGGATGGACGCCCATGCGAAGGTCTATCTCGACGGCGCGAAAAGCATGGAACGCGAACTTGAAGCGTTGAAGCGGAAATTCCGCAGTCTTCCGAACGACATCGAGACCGACTACCGGTCAGCCATCGACAAGTTGAATCTTGCTGCGTTCCATGCCGGCAAGGATAAGAACTACCACTATGAGGCCAATCTTGATTTGGATGTGACCCGTGCGCGTGAGAAGGCCAAGAAGCTTCAAGAAGATTATAAGAAGCTTGAAATGGACATCGACCTTAAAACGGCTGGTGCCCGTACTCATCTTGCCATGCTCACCCGTCCTCGTTCCGTCGAGATTTACGCGAAACTCCATGCCACTGATTTCGGCAAGATGCTGGATGGCATGACGTATGGCGCGACAGGCTTGCGTGCTGTAAACAATCAATTCCAGAAATTCGTGAATTTCATGGATTCGCTGGATGAGAAGGTTCCGTTCTTTTCCGCATTGGGTACCGTGTTCGCCGGTGTTTCCGCTGGCGCTATCAACATGTCCCGTAGCGTGCTTGGTGTTGGCTCTTCGATTGTTTCCATGTCGAAGGCCGCTTTGGCAGCCCCGGCCGCTCTCGTCGGATTGGGCGCCGCCTATGCGTCCGTGAAGATGATTTGGGGCGACAAGGGTGCTACTTGGAGCGACCAGATCGACATTGCATCCACGAAGCTGGGCAAACTGTCCGACAGTGTGGTGAACGCTTTCTACGGTCAGGCCCGTCCAGCAATTCGCGGGTTGGCTGATTCCATTGCCGACACGTTGATTCCCCAAATGTCAACTCTTGCCGACCATGAGGGACGAATCGTCGTCGGCATGACCAAGATGGTCAAGGAAGCCGATAAGACAAGCGTCGTATCCAGCATTTTCAACGATGTGAATAAGTCGTTGACTTATTTGGAACCGGGTGTTGAGAGCCTTGTCAAGGCTTTCCTGAATCTTGGCGATTCAACTAGCCAGTATCTCCCTCGTGCCACACGGTATGCGAGTGAGCTTGCGGATCAGTTCGCACGTTGGGTTGATAATGCTCGCGCGTCCGGTGAGATTGAGAAGTCGATGCAGCGTGTCATTGAACAGGCTGGATATTTGAAGAATTCCGTGAAAGCGCTCATGGGTATTGCTTCCGGCTTGTATTCCGCTTTGGCTGAGGACCAGAATGGCATCCAAAGCTTCTCCAAGGAGTTGCAGAAGGCGGATAAGGCTGTCAATTCGGCAAAGTTACAAGACACGTTGAAGTCGTGGGCCGTTGGCGCTAAAGTGGCGCAGTCCGCGATGCGTGATTCATTCTCCGAGATTGGTGACGCTGGCTATTCTCTGCGGCATACCGTGGGAAATGTTTTCGGTGATGCCGGTAGGACGATTGCTTCGTTCACGAAGAATGTGAGCCGCCTGTTGAAGAACAGTAGCGGTGGTATTTCCGATTTCTCGTCTGGTGTTTCCGATGGTTTCCAGAAGGTGTTCAACGCTGTTGGCGATGTGAGTCCGATGTTCAGCCAGCTGCTTTCGACTGTCGGGCAACTGTCTAAGACGTTCGGCGGCACATTGGCTGCTTCTCTTCGTGCTTCTGCTCCGCTGATTCAGGCTATCGCTACCGCCGCCGAGGCTGTGGCTAAGGCTTTCAGCGCGTTGCCGGAACCGATTCAGGCCGCGTTGGGCGTGTTCGCCACGTTCGGCAAGGCTGGCAAGACCGCTTTGGACACGGTGAAGCTTGCCGTGGTTGAGAACACGATGAAGTCGCTGCAATGGCAGAAGGCTTTGATGGAGTTGGGCGTGACTTCCGCCGGTACTGGTGTGACGTTGAAGAATGTCGCTCAGGGGTGGGTGGCGTCTAATCCCGCTGTTTCTAAGTTCGTGTCGAATGTCGGCTCTGCTGAGGGCGCGATGGGCAAGGTGAAGGCCGTGGCATCTGGTTTGGGTGGGATGCTTGCGTCTACGCTTTCCAATCCGGTGACTTGGGGCGTGGCTGCCATTACGGCAGCAATCGCAGCGTATTCCGATTACAATGCGAAAGCCCAGGCGACTGAGCGTGCTTCCGAGAATATTGCGACAGCGTTGGGTAAGATTCCTGATTCGGCCGCCGAAGCTTCCGGCGCGTTATCCAATGTCGCTTCCGCGATTCAGGATGCGTTCAAGGACGGTAATTATGCTGAGACTGATTGGAACTGGTTGGATGATTGGACAACTGGATTCAAGAATACTGCCGAAGCCGCCGACAAGCTTGGTGTTTCGACCACTGACCTGAGCAAGGCTGCGAGCGGCAGTACGAAGGCTTACAACTCGATGATGAATCAGTTGAAGGCCACATATGATGCTCACAGCACTTATTCGGCTACCGCGACGCAGAATTACGGTAATGAAGCTGGTGCAGCCAAGAAGCTTATAGCAGTAATGGAAAAGGCACGTCAGCAGTACATCGATAATGCGGAAGCGACTTCCGTCGCGAATGGTCATGCTGCCGGCTATGCGAAGAGTTTGATCGAGATGGGTGAGGATTCCGATTCGGTTTCCATTGCCATTGCGACTCAATCTCAACGTCAGCAGATGTTGAACAGTGCCGCGCAGAAGTACAACGACATTGTCAATAATCAGCGTACCGCGCAGCAGAACGCTTTGAGTGTCGCAACGGAATATGGTCAGATTTACAACGGTTTGGGTGATTCCATCCAGCGCATCAAGGAATTGGGCGTACAGAACGTTTGGGACAGTGCCGCGGACTCGTTCAATAACATGACCGAGGCTGGACAGTTGGCTCAGACCAGCTTGCAGAATCTCGCTACGACAGGCCATGATTGGCTTGAACAGTTGGTTGCTTCCGGCGCGTCAACCGATGAGGTGAATGCGAAACAGCAGGAATTGTCAACACAGTTCTACGAGACGGCGAAGGCGATGGGCGTCCCGGAGTCGGAGATTCAGAAACTGCAACAACTGTATGGGTTGACTCCTGAAGAGGTCAAGACATTGTTCAAGACCGAAACGGAACAGTCGAAGCAGAATCTGACATCCTACTTGTCTGATTTGCGGGCATTGTTCCCCGGCGAGGGCAATACGGCCATCTTCACCACGGTCCTTGACGGCATCAACAGCGGAGCATTGTCCAGCGCGGATGAGGTTCAATCAACCGTGAACAATCTCATGAACAATGCGAGCACAGACGGTTCAGGCAAATACACCATCGTGTTGGATGCCAACGGCAATCAGGCCGTTGTCGCTACCGATGAGGTCAGGAAACATGCCGACCTGTTCAAGAAAGGCACTGATGGCAATGGCTATACGACCAATCTGAAGGCTTCCGATCTTGCTTCGATGACCATTGACTATTTGAAAGGCGACGCCAACGCCTACGGTTCGTTGAGACCCACCGCGTCACTCGGTGCGAGGGACAACACCCAGCCGGCGAAACGCAGTGCTGAGCGCACCGCGAACCAGTGGAATGGAAGCACGTATAACGCACAGTTCGGTGGAAATATTTCCGGTAGTTTCTGGGGAATGCTCGGCACTTTGTGGGCCGAGGGCAGAAGCTGGGCGAGCAGGACGTTCAACGCTATTTTCGGAACCAAGAGAGGACGTGCCACAGGCGGTGAGGTCGAGGGCGGCAATGTGACTCGCACCGGCAGGATCGTCGGACGCGGAACGAACACGAGCGATTCCATCGCTTTGAACGATTCCACTGACGTGTCCACCGGTGAATATGTTGTGCGTGCCGCCGCAGTGCATAGCATGGAGGCTCTGTACGGCAAGGGAGTGATGAGCGCCATCAATGCGAGCGGTGACATTCCAAGCCAGTATTTGAAGAACGCGCGTCGTATGACTCGTGTTTCGATGCCTTCCATGGTTTCTGACTATTCGGCAGGTTCTTCCGACGATGTCAAGTTTGAAAGCGGCCCTACATACAACATCACGCAGAACTTCCAATATCCGACTATCACGCCAATCTCGGTTCAGACGAATCAGAAGTTGGACAAGGCTGCGATGATCGGCATGTGAGAGGGGAGTGTCGTGGCTTTTTCCACGTGTTTCTACAGGTTGAATAATGTTCCTCTTGATTCGGAGAACTGCATCGTCACTGTTGGTTCGACATTGTTGAGCGCCATCAGTGTTGACCGTACCGTTTCGACGGTTCCGCAACGGCATGGTTCTATCCCTTCCGGCATGACGCCTAGGTTTTCGGAACGTCAATTGTCGTTGCAGGTATGCGCTTGGGAGCCTGATGTGCTTGGTGAATCATCCAGGCTGATGCGGTTGTGCACGATGCCGAATCTTGTCATGAGTCGGATTGTCGATGGTGTCGAGCAGCGTACCCGTGTCGAGTTGACCTCTTTGAGTCCTGATGATTCAAAGAGTCATCCGAACAGGTTTGTTCCGTTCACTGCCGTGTTCGCCATGCCTGACGTGTGGTGGCGTTCCGTCACGCATGAGACCGTCTCACTGCCTTTGAACGGTGGGAAGGTCATGTCCGGCGGTTCGGTGATGCCGTCCGCCGGATACTACACGTTCTGGCAGGGCGTTCCGAACGCTAGTCCGAGTGTGCTTTCCACTCAACTTCCGTATAGTTGCGGTGACGCTCCCATAACAGACATGGTGTTTCGTTTCCCGAAAGGTGTGACGGGCATAACGGTGAAGGATACGGTATCCGGTACCGGTATCACATGGTCTGGCACGCGCGTGGATGCTCGGCCTTATTTGTATTTGGATGCGGGATCGTTGACTGCATGGAGTTCCGATAGTGATTCCGCATGGTCTGGCGGTTCTCAGAACGAGACTGTCGGATTGGATTATCTGCCTTCCGGTAGGTTGCAAGTCAATCCTGATGTTTCTGGTGACTACAGGATTGCAGTTAAGGCCACTGGTTCCGGGAATGTGGCGTGCAGGTTTAAGAGAAGCTGGTGGTGATTTCCACTGGCTTCTTTTTTAAGTTGAGGGATGCTTATGGGTAAGACTCTAAAATCTCGTCTTGTCGCATATCAGGCCAATGGAAGCAAGCTTGGATTGCTGCCTGAGCCGACTTCCTATACTGTGTCGTTCACTCATGATGCTGTAGGTGCTTTGACCGTCAGCTATTCGCGTAAAGCTTTGCGTGGTGAGATTCTTGACCGGCGTCTTGAAACCGGCTTGGAAATCGCCGTGGAAGTGTCTGATGGTGGACGCTGGATTGAACCGTATAATGGCCGGTTTGTTATCGCTTCACGTTCAAGGAATGCTCTGGACGTGTCCGACACGGTGTCGTTGACCGGCGTTTCCTACGGGTGGCTGTTGAAGAAGGCTTTGAATCTGGACACGTCCAGATTGGAGACCAGCGGAGACGAGAAAGGCACCCGTAAATTCGCGAACGCGAACGCTGGCACGATCATGCGCACGTTCATGGATGAGAATTGGAATCGTGGCGGCGTGAAAGTTGATTGCAGCCGGTTCACTTCCGGTGCCGATTCCGCTGGCAAACAGTGGGGTTATATGCTGCCGAGCATATATTACGATCTTGGCATTTCCATACAGGACGTGTTGGATTCGCTGGTGAACAACGGCTTATGCGATTGGCGTACCGATGCCCGTCAACTGTTGTTGTGGAACGCCGATAGCGTCGCCGTCTGCCGTGACTTGTCCAAATCGTGTGTGGTGACGCTTGCGCAGGATGTGTCGGAGGCTCCCGATGACGAGAGTATCGACGGGTTGGCTTCCTCGATTCTTGTACGTGGCGACAATATTAATTTCCGGCAGGATAATCCGAACGCCCCGAAGCCTTGGGGCGGTTGGGAATTGTATTCAAGCCAACAGGGTGTGAACAAGAAGGAGACCGCCGAACATCTCATCAAACCGACGTTGGCTAACGCGGCTAGGGTTCGCGGACAGTACACGCGATCCGTGAACGTGGTCGAAGCGTCTTGTCTGCCGCTCATCGATTACACGATAGGCGATTGGATTACCGCGCCTACAGTGGCGAACCGTGAGAAGGTCCGTGTCCAACAGGTCACTTTGCAACTCGACTCGACTGGGTTCAAGGCTTCACTGATTCTGAACGACAAGAATTATGATTCCTCGGTTCGTTTGACGAAGCGTATGAACGGTATTACCGGGGGCGCTCATCTTGGTGGAGCGTCCGGTGCGATTCCGGCTCCTGAAAAGGACCATCGCGTGCCGAAGGCTCCGCAGAATCTGTCGGCCAATTCCGACGCTTATATCAATGTGAACGGGTATGCGCGTGGCATGGTTACGGCCCGTTGGGATGATGTGACGTTGGCGACTGATGGCACCGCCATGGACATCACGTCGTATGCGGTCGAATATCGTGTGAACAAGACTGGGTATGAGTGGCATTCGGCTGGTACTACAACCGAGCACACGTTGTCTTGGTCGAATCTGGATTGCGGTGTTCAGATTCTTATCAGAGTGCGTGCTGTCCCATCGTATTCCGATCAGATGGGCGAATGGTCTAGTGTATTCGCGTTGACCGTCGCCAAGGATACGACGCCGCCTCCGGTCCCATCCAAGCCGATTCTTTCTTCCGAGTTGGGCGTGGTTTCGGTTGCTTGGGATGGGAAAACCGCTGATGGTGGTTCTATGCCTATTGATTGGGATAGGAATATTCTCGGCGAACGTTTGGCTGATGGCGGTTTCAAGGAGATCGCGGCCGTCTCGACCGGTATCGGCGATTATGTGATTACTGGTTTGACGGCTGGCACGTCTCATACTTATGCGTTTCGTGCTGTCGATCATGCGGGCAATAAGTCTGACTGGTCTGCGATTGCCACTGTGACCGTGGCTTCCGCCGTCTCGCCTGATGAGGTCAAACAGATTCAAAAGGATTTGGCTGACAATCAGACGGCGTTGAAGGATAATACGGCCAAGCTCGATCAGGCGCGGAAGGATATCGCCGCGAATCAGGCTGCTCAGGCGGCAACGGCGAAAGAGCTTGAATCCGCGAAGTCTGACATCAAGGCGAACCAGTCGGCCATCAACTCTGCGAACGCCACGTTGAGGGATAATACGGCCAAGCTGACGCAGGCGCAGAAGGACATCCAAGCCAACAGGACAGGCCTTGATTCGGCGTCCAAGTCGCTCGCGCAGGCGCAATCCGATCTATCGCAGGCGCGGAAGGACATCGCGCAGACCAAAAGCGACCTGACCACGGCGAACGGCGAGATATCGAAGGCGAAGGAGTCGGCTGCGCAGGCGTATGCCGAAGCCCATAGCAAGAATCATACCTTCCGTGGTCCCGATGAGCCGAAGGGCAATCTCATCGTCGGCGACCTGTGGCTCAAGACGCAGGCGTATTGGACGAGGTGGCAGGGGGAGAAGAACGCAAGCCCCTCACTGCTCGCGGACTTCTACACCTACTGGACCGGTACGCCTAACGCTTCGCCTTCCGTGCTCGTGCCATTGTCCGACCGCGTAATCGATACGCTGGTGTGGGATGGCTCCGCTTGGAACCACATGGGCTATGCCGACGTGGAAAACAATGCGAAGCAGATCGAGCAGGCGAAGTCGGATATCGCGGCCAATGCGGCGAAGACTACCGACGCGAAGAAGGCTGCCGAGAATGCCGCTGCCGCAGCGAAAAACGCGCAGGGCACGGCTGATACGGCCAATGGTGCGGCGAAGACCGCGCAGGATACCGCCAACGCGGCTCAGACTGCCGCGAAAAGTGCGACAGCCACCGCAGGTCAGGCCAAGGATGCCGCCAACGCAGCAAACGCCGCCGCCGAAAGCGCGAAGAAGACGGCTGGCAATGCGGAGACACTGGCGAACACGGCCAACGCTTCGGCCAATGCGGCCAAATCCGACGCGGCTTCCGCCAAATCGGACGCTTCCACCGCGAAGACCGACGCGGCCAACGCCAAGACCACCGCCTCGAACGCTTCGAGCGTTGCCACGCAGGCCAAGGCCACCGCCGACAGCGCGGCACAGTCCGCCACGGACGCGGCCAATGCCGCGCAGAAGGCGAATACGGCTGCTGCCGCCGCGGCTGGCGTGGCGAACGGCAAGGCCGACGTGCTCATCCAAAGCACAGCACCGGCCACGTCGATGCGCAAGCCGACTACCTTGTGGATTGACACCACCGGTGGCGCGAACACGCCGAAACGGTGGAACGGGTCGGCTTGGGTGGCGGTGACGGACAAGGCGGCCACCGATGCGGCAAACGCCGCCGTCAAAGCCCATGCTGCCGCGCAGACGGCGCAATCCACCGCTGACAAGGCTCAGACCACAGCCGCGAACGCCGCGTCACAGGCGAATCAGGCGCAGGCCGCCGCGAAAAAGGCGCAGACCACGGCGGACGGAAAGAATCTGATCTACCGTGGCCCCGACGAACCCGCGCATGATGGGCTGAAGCCGGGGGACATGTGGTGGCGCACCCAGAAGTATTGGACGCGCTGGCAAGGGGAGAAGAACAATTCGCCCAGCCTCATGGCCGACTTTTACACGTATTGGACCGGCGCGCCAAACGCTAGCCCGTCCGTGCTCGTGCCATTGACGGATCGCGTTATCGAGGTGCTGACGTGGGACGGCACCCGCTTCGAACCTTTTGACCTCGTGGCGAACAACATCCTCGCTGCTGGAACCGTGGCCGCGAAGCATCTCGCCGTGGATTCCGTGACCGCCGAAAAGGTCAAGGCCAATGCCATCACGGTGGACAAGCTCGCTGCCAACAGCGTGACCACTGAGAAGCTTGTGTCCGATGCGGTGACCGCTGGCAAGTTGGCTGCTGGCTCGGTGCAGGCGCGGAATATCGTCGCATTGGCCATCACAGCCGACAAGCTTGCGGCCAACTCGGTGACGACCGCGAAGCTCAAGGTCACGGAGGATATGACCGTCGCGTTGCTCAACGCGCATAAGATTCAGGCGTCCGATATCGTGGCTGGCGCTGTCACGACAGATAAGCTCGCCGCCAACAGCGTTAACGCCGACAAATTGGCGGCCAACGCGGTGACGGCGGGCAAGGTGCAGGCCGGTGCCATCGGCACCGACAAGCTGTCTGCCAGCTCCGTCACGACGGCGAAGCTCAAGGTCACGGAGGATATGACCGTGGCGCTCCTGAATGTCCATAAGATTCAGGCTGGTGACATCGTGGCTGGCGCAATCACGACGGACAAGCTCGCCGCGAACGCGGTTAACGCGGACAAGCTCGCGGCGAACTCGGTGAACGCTTCGAAGATAGTGGCTGGCGCGATCACCGCCGACAAGCTGGCGGCAAACAGCGTGACGGCTGTCAAGATCGCGGCTGGCACTATCACGTCTGACAAGGTGGCGGCAGGCCAATTCAAAGGCTACGTCTTTACGGGCGCCGTCTTCCAAAGCTCCGAGGCCGCGAACACGGGAATGAAGCTCAACAGCAGCTCGTTGCGGATGTGGGATTCGGCTCATAACCAGACCGTCTACCTCGACGGTGAAGGCAAAAGCAACCTGCTGACCGGCACGTTCCAAACCCGTGTGAGCGGGCATCGCGTGCGCATCAGCCCCGACTACCAGTCGTACCTCATCGGAGGTTCGGAGACGTTCGTTGGTGACGGATTGGAATTCCCCGCATACAACGGTTCCACCGCCTACTACAGTCATCCAGCCATCGCATCGGTCATCCAGTCGAATCAGGTCGGCGCGATGGGCGCACTGGACTTGTGGAGCGGACACGTGAGCAAGAACGATCCCGCCGCGTTCATGTCTCTCAGATCGAAGCCGCGCAAGAAAGGCGGTACCGGCAGCGGCGGCGTCACATCCAGAGTGCATGCCGTGGCGAACACGGATTACGACGAGCCGGACGAGAGCAAGAAAAGCAGCGCTTTCCTCACTCTGGCCGGCGATAGCGCGAACGGTTCGGAGTGCTGGCTCGAAGCCGAAGACGGGAACGGCGAGGTCGGAGTCGGCGCGAACATCGGCACCGGATACGTGTATCTCGGCGGCTATCTTGGCGGCATCACGAACCGTTTTACGTTCCATGCCCAGGCTGCGTGGAAGGCGTGGTATCCGAATCCCGGCTCGAAGATTGCGACCGGCGCTTCCATGCAAGTCAATTGCACGTTCAGCCCCACAAAATACGGCCACTATTACGTTGTCGCTAACGCGGACAGCGATTGGGCGGGCATCATCGCGCACCCGGCCAATACGGGCGGTCAGAGCGGCTTCACATTGAAGCTTTACAACGCCGACCAGCCTTGCCCGGTGGATGTTTACGCGGAATTCCTGGCTTATTTGGTCAAGTGATTGGAGGAAATCTTGTCTGCGACTTTCGAAACGGATGAGAACAGTGGGCTTTGCATTATCCGCTGTAATCCGCCCATAAACGGGTCGGACAGTTTCGTGTTCACGCCCGACGTGCTCGTCTCGTGGAAGGCGCTGCTCGGCCTTGCTTCGACGCGGGAGGCTATAGCGGCGATCATGCAGGGCAGGGAGGACGTGAGCCGATACGACCGCGCCACCGGCAGGGGCGTGTGGACCGGAGCGTTCGAGGCGTTGGAATCCGCTTTAACGGATTCCGCGACCGGCGTGAGCATGATGTCCGACGATGGGGAAGTGTTGAATGACCCGCTGACCGCCGCGCGCAATAAGACGCGGGAGGGCATGAGTCTGCCCACCATGTCGAATGAGACGGATGCGAATCTCATTGCCACACTGGCGGCTGATGATGTTGATTCCGAGCCGTCGAGTGGCATTGACACAAGCATGACCAAAAACATTGAGGGTCTTGACGATTTCCTCAATGACGAGTCCAGTCAATCAAATCTGGACGAGTGCGAGGAGAGATTTTACCAATCCCTCATGCCACGACCTCAAAACAACCAACAATAAGGAGATTGATTATGGCCGATGTGACCACTGAGACCACTACCGATACCGTGCCTACCGTGACGCCCGCCGAGCCGTCTGGCGTGCTTGATTTGCGTCCGCCGAAGGAGTCGGTGCGAGCGGAATTGTGCCGATTGGGATTGGAGTTTTCCAGCGCTGACGGCTCGACCGAATCATGGAGGGATTATGCACGTGGCGTGCTTGCGACCTTCGATGATTCCGGCACGTCCGTCACTTTGACGGACGTGAAGACGAATCTCGGACGCACCCTCACCTTGGACGAATTGAAGGCCGTGACTCGTATCGACACGATGACCGCCGCCGACTAATCCAGCATTCCAATTTTTTCAACCCCTGCAATCCAATCGGATTGTGGGGGTTTCGCATTAAAAGGAGACTTATTTTGACTCAGCAGATTCCAGCCGACGCGAACGACGTCATCGACACGCTTTCCGCGCAAATCGGCACTCTCAACAAGCAAATCGCAATCCTGACCAGTCAGCTCAGGGCGGCCATGAAATTGATTCCCGCCGACGTGCTCGAAAGCGTGAAGGGGGATACGCATGCAGAGGATTAACTATTTCACCAATCCGAATTTCACCGGCCCATTCGCCGACGTAAACATTTCCGGTGAAGTGAAGACATCATATAACGCCGACACCAAGCAGCTGAACATCTATGGCAACAATGGCGGTTATGGTTTCAATCTCACCGTGCCGAAAAACGCGGCACTCGTATTCGCCTGCTTCCTCTGGACGGAACACGACAAAAATCCGAAGCCGCTCACGGTGTACAGTCTCGAGTCAAGCGACACCAAGCCTATCGCTTATGCCACCGTCTCCCAGAATTCGAACAATTTGCTCCTGCGATTCAACTCCACCGGCAGTGGCCGGATACGTGTCGAATTCTATCCGAACGGCAGTGCCGCGAATATCGCCAATCCGATTTTGGAATTGGCCGAACTTACGATAAAGCCGTGGGGGGGGGGCTTCCGGGCTTCTTCTCCGGCGACACGATGCCACGCGCATAGGAGCGTCCGTCGGGCGGGTGATGTCCGATGATAATCACGAACCTATGCCCGAGCCCAACCTCGACCATCACCTTGAGAGCCAACAATTGGGTGCATCTCACGACCGTTCCGAGCGTGAGATATATGACATATTGGGTCAGTTTCGATATGAACGTCACAGGCGGCACTGTCTCGATTATCGGAACACAGGGCGAATTCAGCGCACGCCAACGTGTCAGCTACATGACGTACGTCGACAATTCCAGTCCGCTATCAGTGAATTATTCCGTCAAGTCAGGCAGTCCGACCGTCACCGTGACAAATATACTCCTCTGCACGTTGGCCGAGTATCAGGCGAACAAGACCCTGCTCGGCGGCATCGGATATTTCACCGGGGATACGATGCCGCGCGCCTAACCCCTTTGGGGGTGGTGGCATGACTCCCATCGTTAATCACTGCGTCATGCCGAAAGACGGTGTGAGCGTCAAGACGACGAACACGACACCATCGGACATCACCTTCACGGGGTTGACGGCGGGCGTGAAATACCATGTGAGCGTCGTCTGTTACATGCTGTCCACGAGTGGCGACAATCCGCGCTTGCGTCTCACCACCAATGGCAGCGATAGTGGGCTGGTCACTTCGAATGGTCGCGTGGATTACGTCTTCACCGCCGCCAGCACCACTCACGGCATTCTCGTCGGTCTGAACAATTGCACGGTCAATCTGAGCAAAGGCTTGTGCGTGCCTCAAGACCAGTGGCAGCAGCTCGTCTCGTTGGGATTGCCGGGCAATTATTTCGATGGCGACACCATGCCAAAAGATTAAACGATTTCAAGGAGATGTGATGTGTTTCAAACGTTTTTAGCGGGTTTTGGTGGTGTGGGTGGCGCGTGCGCCGTCATCACGCTCGGCCTGAAAGTCTGGCCGGGAGCGCTCGAATCATTGGCTACTGGGCTGTATGCCCACGTCAATCCCGAGCGCTTGCCGTATAACAGCGTGCTTTCCCAGCATTTCGCTAAGACGAGGCAGCTCGGCGAACGTTCCGAACGGTTTGACGGGCGGCTGGACGAATTGTGCAGGGACACGATAAAAAACACGCTGATTTCACTGATTTACGGTGACCAAAGCCACGACCACAGCGAGGCCGTCCGATACGAACTCGCCAAATTGGAGAAATTGGACGCGCACTGCTGGATAGTCGCAGCAGCAGAAAAATACTTGGAAGAACGCCACTAACTTCTCCCAACCCAACTCTTTACAAGCCATCCCACTGTGGGGTGGCTTTTCTATTTTTGAAGGAGGTTTGCTTGAAGATTTTCGGTAAGAAAAGTCCTAAGCATAAGAAGATTCCACGCAACATGCGGTTGCCGTTCGCTGGTCTTGTTGTCGCATTGTGCATGATTATCGCGCCTATCGCGTCCGCGAACATGAACGTGATCGACGTGTCCGGCTGGCAGTCGGCTGATGTGACCCGCGTGGTTGATGCCGATGCCGCCGTGGTGAAGGTCACTGAGGGTGGCGGTTATGTGAATCCGTCGTGGCGTAGCCAGATTGATTGGGCGCGTCAGACCGGCAAGGCTTGTGGCGGCTACCATTACGCTGATGGTGGTAACGTCACCGCAGAGGTCAACCATTATCTGAACCAGTTCAACGGTTATGTGGGCCAGTGCGTGCTCGCGTTGGATTGGGAGTCTTACGGCAATCATGCTTGGGGTAACGGTGACTGGGTGCGCCAGTGGGTGAACCAAGTGTATTCGCGTACCAAGGTGTGGCCTATTGTCTACGTGCAGGATTCGGCTGTGTATCAGATTCCGTCCGATGTGCGCTCCCACTGCATGTTGTGGAAGGCCCAGTACGCCTCCATGAACGCGACCGGCTGGCAGTCTACCCCTTGGAACGCTGGCAGCAAGGGCGAGGGCATGGTGCAGTATGCGTCCACCGGCTATCTGAACGGTGTCGGCCCGCTTGACCTCAACCTGTTCTTCGGTGAGCGTGACGCTTGGCAGAAGATCGCCAACGGCGATCGCGGCAAGACCAAGACCGAGGTTCGTCATGACCCGGTTAAGCCGCAGGTGACTACCACGCCGGACTACAACGATATGGCTACCAAGGTTATTCGTGGCGTGTACGGCAACGGCAACGAGCGTCGTCAGGCTCTTGGCGGTGCCTACGACCGTGTGATGGCGATTGTGAACCAGCGTTTGGGTGGAGGCTCGACAGTGAGCGCTCCGGCCAACACGAACTGCGGTAGCGTCTGCGTGACCGTCAAGAGTGGCGACACATTGAGCACCATCGCTGCACGTAATGGCGGCAGCTGGAACCAGTACACAGGTTATCGTTCGGGCAACCCGAACATCATCTACGCTGGCGAGACGGTCTGCCGTCGTGGTACCGGCGTCGCACGTCAGCCGGTCAGCAACACGTACAGCACTCACCGTTACACCGTCCGCTCCGGTGACACGTTGAGCGGCATCGCCGGATACTACAGAGTGAACATGTACAGCATCCACGGTTATCGTTCGGGCAACCCGGCGTTGATCTATCCAGGCGAAACCCTCTACTGGTAAGGAGACCGATTATGGTCGATGAAGTCAAGGAGACTCAGAATGACGGCGAAAAGCCGCAGGAAGAAACTGGCGAGGAAAACAACTACATCCTGCCGGACGAAGCGTACAAGGTGCTGAAGTGGTTGGCGCTTATCGCGTTGCCCGCTTTGGCCGTGTTCGTGCATGTGGTAGGCCCAGCATGGAACCTTCCATGCGTTGACCAGATCGTGACCACGTTGAACGCTCTGGCCGTGCTGGTTGGCGCTTTGATTGGCGTCAGCGAGTTGAAGGCCCGGTATTCCGAGTAGAAACCTTTCATTTCTCTAACATGATGTTGGAGAAGTGTAAGAATACTATGCCCAACTAGTACGTCCTGTGTACAAGTTTGCCCCTCTCTCAGCGATTACGCTGGGGGAGGGGCTTTTTGTGTTTCGCACGGTAGAATCATCATCATGACCAAGAAAGAGCATGATGATTTTTGGACGAAGTGGAAGCGCGAGCTCACGAAGGATGTGAAGGCCGACAGGATACACGGCGGTGAGGCTGATTTCAGCCGAATGCATGGCGTGACATTGGACACTCAAAAACTGTATGACATGCTACCGCGAGTCTGAATTGCCCCTCTCTCAGCATTGCTGGGGGAGGGGCTTTTCTGCGTTTTAGGGCTTCTATTCGCCAGCCCGTTCTATCTGCTTCAAGTCTAATGCGGAGTTCATCGTTTCCATTGCGGCCAACCGTTCTTTCAACCCGGCATGACGGTAGTGTTCGACCATCAGACGGCTTGAATGGCCCACGATTTCCTCGACCAGTCCGACATCCACGCCCATTGACATGAGGATGGTAACGACGGTATGACGGGTTTCGTGACGGCTCCTATGCTCCGCATTGGGTACTCCCGCCGCTTCCAACAGTTTGCGGAACTGTTCGATATCCTCTTCCGGTTCGATAGGGGAGCCGTCATCATGACGGAACAGGAGTCCATGCGGGTTCGGTATTTCAGCGGTATCCACCAAGTATGCTTCGAGTGTCTGCGCCAATGCGGGAATGATTGGCACTTTCCTTCCACGCTTCGATTTCGGCGGGGTGAGACACCAGCGGCCTTGCAACTCGATCATGTCGAAGCCGTCTGGAATGCGCCACCTCCATTGCGGACATGCGGCACCACGCTTGTATCCGCACGGGTACACGCCTTTACGGTCTGGTTCGCCGCAACCGTGCTCCTTCTTCAACTCCTCCAGTTTCCAGTTGACGGTGTATTCGCCGTAGGGGATGCCGTTTGCCGTGGTGGTCAGTTCGAGGTCTTGGAGTGAAGCCCCCAAGATTTCGCCGGGGCGCATACCGGTGCATAGTCTGAACCATTCCCTCGCGCCGTTCCGTATGCCTAGTTCGTTGGCGGCTTGGAGGATGCGTTTGGCTTCATCGTCGGTGAATGCGGTACGCTCGTGGGCTTCGTTCTTGCGTTCGTCGGCAAGACTGATGTCCTTGTCCTTCGGAGTGGGAACGCCACCCATCGGATTCGTGGGAAGAATCCTATCCGCTACGGCGGCATTGCAAATCTGGTTCAACGTGGTGTGCGTCTGGCGGCGGAGACTGAGACTGGCCTTCACATGCATTTTCTTACCATCGATGGTCTTCGCGACGGTAAGACCATTTACGATGCGGTCGCAGACTGCGGCGTTCAGGTTCGACATTTTCTGCGAATGGTACGGGCGCAGATGCTTGCGGACGATGGTTCGATAGTTGGCGAAAGTCTTCGGGTCTGCGTCGCGTTCCCTGCGTTCGAGCCATTGTTCGGCGTATGCTCCGAGTGTGATGGAGCTGTTGTTGGTGCTGCCGAATCTGGCCCGTTCCTGTAGTAGTTCCGTCAGTCGCTTGTTGGCGTCAACGTATTTTTTGCAGCTGTATGTTTTGCCATCGACCTTGAACTCGTAGCTGGTGTAGATTTTTACGTTTCCGTCAGCTAGGTGTTTTTTGCGTTCGACTTTGTACGGGTAGACGATGCCGTTTCTTGCTTTGCGTGCCATGATTACCTCCTTGCCTCTATATTCTCAGACATTCTCAGACTTCCATTTGACCCGCAAGTGATGGTCAAGTGACCCTCAAGTGAGGTTAAACCGTTGGAATGAAGCCGTTTTGCCCAATCGTTCCAAGGGGTATTCTATCAGACTTTCTAACTGTTAATCGGACGGTCACTGGTTCAAGCCCAGTCGCAGGAGCCATTCGAAAAATCCCCTTGGAAACAAGGGGATTTTTTCATTTTCAACGACTCTTGGCATTTTTGGCCACCCTTTATGTTTATCCGTCGGCGGAAGCCGTGGTTCGTCCAGCCGTCCATGCGTATGATGAACGCACCGGGTCAATCAAACAAAGGAAGGAAGTCCATC